CATTATTTTGTATATATACACCATTTGTTCCCGTAGCTCCAAATTGAGCTAATGTACCTGTGCCTAATGCTAATAATGAACCTGTAAGTGATGTTGCTTTTACTGAACCAGTTACTATAACAGGAATAGATATTGATACATTTGTATTATCATCTGTTATATTAGAATCATACATATGATCTCCACCCTGTCCTCTAAGCACTTTGTTTAGTGTAGGAAATGTTTCATCTCCTAATGAACCTGTATTTCTTGGTCCTGCCATAAAGCCACCACCATTATATGTACTTCCACTTGCATTTGAATAAATAAATTTATTATTAAGTGAATCCCATACAATAGATGATGTTGCGTTTGAGCCTGAATCATATATTTGCAATCCGGCGAATCGTGAGGCTGGGGCTTGTGTATTTAATACAATATATTCTTGTCCAATTATAACTGCTGAACCTGATATTGTTTCAACATATCCGAATGAGGCTGAGTTTGCTATGATATTATTTGCTGTAATGGTATCGGTAACTAATAAATTAGAGGCTGTAAGATTTAATCCTGATGCTAATGTTGATGCAAATGATGCTGAAGTCGAATTCAAAGCATAAGATGCTGATGTACTGCTACTAGCATATGATGAGCTCACTACACTACCACTATAATAGGATGCTGTATCCGCAGTACCTGTTAAGTTACCGGTAAATGTACCACTTGCTAATGATATACCATCTCCGTTTTGATATATAGTTGCTAATGTTACATCACTAGTGTCTTGTACTATAATATTACCTTCAGAATCTACTGATAGAGATGTTTTAAAATCGTTTGTACCATCTACAAAAGTTACTTTTCCATCAAGTCCAGCACTAGAACCAAGACCAAAAAATGTAGTATCTCTAAATGATTTATTTCCAGTTATAGTTTGTGCTGTAGATGTTTGTACAAAATTAGTACTATCTATTCCGTCTAATGTATCTGCGTTTGAAGCACTTAATGCTTGTGTAGAGTATGATGCGGTTCCTAATAATGAACCAGTTATTCCATTTGTTACCTCTAATGATCCTGTTATTAATACAGTACCTCCATTTGTAATTCTTACTAATTCAGTTGGTGTAACTCCATTTTTATAAAAAACATGACTTCCATCACTAACGTAGTCAAGTTGAGCTGGTGATACTCCTAATCCATATCCTCCAAATGAGGCTGTATATAAAGCAAGTTTACTAATTGTACCTGCTGCTCCAGTTCCGTCACCTAAGGTTAATAAATTTATACTATCATTCCAAGTTAAATTATTAGAAGTTGTAGTTGTATTAGTCCCATTATTGAATAATATTCTGTTTGCTGAGCCTACTACGTTTGTTGCTAGAGAGGCATTTGAAGAGGATATTGCTTGAGAAGCGCTTAATGCTTGATTAGCGTAAGATGCTGTTCCTAATAATGAGCCTGTTATACTACCTGTAACATCTAATGAGCCTGTTATAGTTAATCCATTATATAATTCTACTATACCATCATTTTTGACTGTTAATCTACGTGTTGGAGTATTAGTACCATTTAGAGTTGTAGTTATAGCGACTTCCGTACCACGAGTTAATGTACTAAAATTTTCAGAAGCTTGAAATATTAGAGCGGCTGACGATGCTAGTGCTCCCGAATCATATCCGCCAGCAGTGATACTACCTAAGTATTCTGTTGCCGATGGAGGAAGAGGAGCACTAGCATCGCCAGATGCTCTATTTAATCTAATAGTAGGCGCTGATGAGTTACTTGCTTTATATAAATATATAGAAGGTCCGTTAAAATTAAAATTATATGTATTAGTATCGTCTGTAAATGTAGTATTTTCGGTTATGTTTCCACCTAATTTAAATATGTCTGGGGTAGCTATAACTTGTGTAAGACCTGAACCACTTGTCGGTAAATCTTCTCGTAATGCTAATGTGCCCTGTTTATTTGGAAAATAGTAATTATTTGATGATGTTAATGCGTTACTATTTAATATAGCTTTATAAGTTGTTGTCTGTACTGCTACTGTATTAGCAGTTACTTGACCTGAAGTATCCAAACTACCTGTAACCACTAAACTACCTGAGATTATGGCGGAGCCGGTGTAAGGAAATGTTGGTGTACTTGGCGCATAAGATGCGCTTAAAGCAATTGAAGCTGTATTGGCGAATGAGGCAGTACCTGTTAAATTACCTCTAAAACTACCAGTATTTAATTCAAATCCTAAACCATTTTGATATAATATAGCTAATAAACTACCAGTTTGATCTATAAAATTTAAATCTCCAAGTCCAGTAGCTTCTATTGATATTTTGTTACCAGTATCTACACCATAGAAAAATAGTTTTCCATTTGTTGCACCACCTTGACCAAGTAAAACTGGTTGTAGTAATGTTTTTTGACCATCAATAGTTTGGCTACTTGTTATATCAACAAAATAAGCTGAATCAAAACCTCCTAAATTACTAGCGTATGATGCTGTTAAAGCTTGAGTTGCGTATGATGCTGTTCCTAATAAAGAACCTGTTACACCTAAAGTAACATTTAATGAATTTAAAGCAGCATCTGAGCCGCTAGTAACAATTTTTTTCCAATTTGGCATTTATGTTTTAATTATGGTTGGTTACATAGATGTGCTATGTCCACTTCCCGTATGGGCCTATAATATATTATAAATATTGAAAATTATTTTTTATTTGAGCTTTTCGCTATTGTTTCTGATAGCGATGTCATTTTCTTTTGTTCTTCTTCATTAACCATTCTTTGAATTTCAGATAATTCATGCTCTATTTTTACTTGTAGAGTAGCTAAGAATTTAGCATCTTTACCTGATATCTGTACCGTTTCTAAAGATTGACGAATGAAGTTTAACTCATTAGGAGTTAAATCGATTGAAAATATATTCATAACTTAATTATTTTGTTTGATCTAAATATTGATTTTGGAGTTTAATTACCATATTATAAATAATTTCTACGTCTTCTCCAAGGAATGTTGATCTTTTTATTAAAGAAAGTAAAATTTCTATCTCCTTCGCGTTTAGTTGCGATGGAGATAGAGGAATTTCTTTGCTATTTGCTGTTTGTATGTTGTTTGCTGTAAAAGCCATAACTATTTTATTATAAATATATTGTTTAAGTGTAAATATAAACTTCACCATTATCACTATTCACATAGATGTTACCAAAACCATTAGTAGTACCACCCCATGTTGGTGTCGCTGGAGGTACTCCAGATGCTTTTTTAGCTGTTACCATATATTCATCAGCTGTTACTGAAACAAATCCTTGTTGTACACCATAAGCGACCGCCCATCTACCATAAGTACCAGTATCAGTAGCTTCAATATATATAGCTGATCCTTCTCCACTTGAGTTATATTGAGAAACAATACCTGAATCTGTTAAATTGGCTGAGCCAGAATTAATTAATATAAATGGATCTTTTACTAATAAATTTTCAGTGTTAATAAATGATGCTGTACCATTTACTATTAAGTTTTCAGATACTGTTAAATTAGAAACAGTAACCATACTAGCTGTATTAACACTTAGTAATGTGGTTGAACCACTTACAACACTAAATGCTGTAGATGAATTAATTAAAACGGATGCGGTAATAGATCCTGTAGATATTTGAGATAAATTTAAACCTACTACTGCTGATGCGGGAACATATGATGCTGTCGCAGCATTTGAAGAAGATATAGCAAATGATGCTGTCCCTAATAATGAACCCGTTAAATATGATCCAGCAGTTTGACCTTGAATGTAAGCTAATGTTAGGTATTGATTTACTCCAGCCATTCCTACACCACCACTTCCTGGATTAAGTACTAAAGCACCATTTGTACTTAAGTAAGTCTGGCTAAATCCATTTCCAGCAATTGCTAAATTTGATGATGCACCTCCACCTAGAGCTAAATCTAAAGTACCTGAAATAATTACATTTTGGTTTAATGTATTTACATATGAAGCTGTTGAAGCAAATGATGCTGTTCCTAATACAGAAGCAGTTACTGAAGATACTACTAAAGTTGATCCTGATATTAAACCTGCATTACTAATACTAAATAAAGTATTTGAACTACTTACTAGTGAGAATACAGTTGAACCTATATCAACGGAGGCAGTAACTGAACCTGTGGTAATTTTATTACTACTTAAGTTACTTACTGAACCACTTATACCGGCAATAGAAGCACTTAAATTAGTTAAAACTGTATCTACAGTTTGACCAACATATTGGTATGCTGTTATTTTAACTACTTGTGATGAACTTGGTGCTGAGGTATTGAATTGTAAAACACCATCCTTATAATCAAATTGATAATTTGCTGAGTTTTGTTTAACATTATCTACTAATACAACAACACTATAACCTGGAGGATTATCTTGAGCATCTGCACTACTTAAAGCCGGTACAGCATATTTATTTGATATAAAATCTGTTATTTGACCTGATTGAACAATCTGTGGTGTTACTGAGGATGCAGAGGGATTAATAAAAAACCAGGCATCAACTAAGGATGCACTAACAACATTTGATGGTGTTAATGTATGTTGATACCAATATCTTAATAAGTTTTGTCCTCCAACAGAATATATACTTCCATCTTGACTAGAACCTGAAAATGGTAGACTAGATGTTGGTAATAAACTAGCCTGAGCATATATCTCTTTAGAATTAATATCTAATACACTAGTAAATGCTTCCTGAGCATCTGTTAATGCTGCTTGGGTATATCTTCTACTCTGTAGTAATCTATTGGATTTTATTGTTTTATCAATTGCCATGTTATTATATTATATTATGAATATGTTACTGAGATGCTTGTTACTGGGGCTTGATCACCATTATATCTTACCAATACTATTAAATCTCTGTATGTACTATCCAATGCCATACCTACCGCGCCTCTTAAAGGCATAGTATATGTAGTTCCAACTAATGTACCTGTATTATTACCATGTAAATCTATAAGAGGAGTGAATGGGTTTTTAAAGTCATCATTAGCTATACTGGTTTCAATTTCACCTGAGGTTAATTGTGATGGATCAAAAATACGAGCGCGTGGGATAGTACCTACACCTGGAATGACAGTACCCGCTGTTGAACTTACATACATTACAGCTACTGCTGTGCCAGATGAAGTTGAGTTCCAAGCTACTAATGTTTTACCAACATTTATAGTCATTGAAGTAGCTGCTGTGCCTAAATCACGTTTAAATGCTCTAGCATAGTATTTGTATGTTTTACCACTATTTGGGTCAGCTAACCAGTACCCATATGAACCACCTGGTCTAACTAAGAATCCTGGTTTAACTTGTAGATCTACAGCTCCTAAACTATAGGCATCATATGAACCTGTAGTCCATTTAGAACCTGAGGCATATGAACCTGATAAGAAATTACTATCTATTTTTAATCTAAAGTTTTCACCAACAAATGTTTCTGATCCTCCAGTTAAAGTTCCAGCATCATATGCTTGTGCTCTACCGTAATAACCTAATGAGCCTGAAGCTAATGGTTGTCCAAATGCACTTGCTGAGTGGAATAGGTATGTTTGAGTATTTAATGTTGATTGAGAACTATTTCTATCTCTACCTCTTGTTAATACAGTAAATGTGGTTGTAGATAAAGAACTAGCTTGTTGTATGTTTGTAGCTCCACTTGAACCAGCATTAAATGATACACTACCACTTAATTTAACAATATCGTTTACAAAAGGTACAGTACCAGTATTTCTTGCTGTTGCTCCTGTTGAGTCAAATATAGCATTTAAAGTTTGAACTGTTCCACCATTAGTTGATGCTGCATTTATACCACCTAGTGTTACTAATGAATTAGCTGTATTAAAATCAGCAATTGTAGTACTTGAAGCATACAATGGAGCAAAAAATCCACTTGCTGTAGATATTTGAGACCAAGTAGCAGTTAATAAGTACGGAGCACCACTTAATGAGCGTGATGTTGCGGTTAATGAGGCTGTTATACCACCTGTATATGATAATGTGTTACTACCTATATTACTATCAATAGTAGTTGTTGGAGCAAAAAATACTCTTTCTGTAATTGTACTATCTGTTGTATATGCTGACGAGCCACTATTTATTTTAATAGACGCGGATACGTGATACCAACCTGATGAACTTACATTAGTAAATGATCTTCCATTGTTAAATAATCCTGAGCTAAATACACTAGCAAATTTACCATCTTGAAAAGCGGGAGGAATTACTAATGGGTTAGCTGTATTTATTTTACCTAATGTTAAACCACCTGAAGAACCTGTTGTTGCTAATGATAATAAATTTTGTGATTGCGAAGTAGCAGTTGATGTTTCACTATTATTGTCTGAGTAAAACCAATTGATAGCTCCTGATACACGGAACGGAACATTAGATAAACTTCCTAATCCAAATAATTGAGCATCGGCTGATGAAGATACTATTGTTGAACCACCAGCAACACTATTGTAAACTATATTAAAATTTGAGTTATTATATATAGTTTTTCCTGAAAATAATGTACTACCTACAGTTGAGAAACCTTGAGTAACTAAATATGCTACATCACTATTGCTATAATTTTGAGGCACATAACCTGCTGGTGCTGCTGCCGTACCATTATTTGTAATAGTTTCACCAATACTAGCAAATGTTCTAGTATTTGGTGAGGGTGCAGGAGCAGATGCGCTTAATAATCCTGCTATAAATCTTAATACGTCTGATGTATATGTAGTAGGCGAAAATGTACTAAAGTAACTACCATCAAGACCTGATGACCATGGGTTTAATGTTGGTTCACCATTGAAATGATTTTGTAACTCTGCTACAGATCCTGAGACTACGACTTTTTTCCATTCTGCCATTGTATATTATTTTATTATTTATTATAAATATTTAATTTTCTAATCCTACATAAAACGAAGATGATGTAAAATACATTCCTCCTGCTATCGTTGAACTAGTTAAAACATTCGATTGAGTAGCAAAGTATACTATACTTTCACTTACTGCGAACGTAGTTTGGTTTGTACTATTCTTAATTAAAAAAACATCATTAGTGATAGTAGTAGTGGTTGATGTTACTTTTAAAAATTCAGCACTAGCCGATTTAACTAAAAATATATCACCAGTAGGACTTACACTAGCCGTTACACTACCTGATGATATTTGAGTTGTGTTAATTGATAGATTTGTTAAGCCACTACCATCACCGTTAAACGATCCACTAAATGACCCTGATAATGGGTACTGTATTTGTTTACTGGTTATTAATGCCATTATGTGAATTTCCCTATTGCTGTTATTTCGTCTGTTAAATTTAATGAATAACCTATAGATGATGTATTAAAAGTGGCTATTATATTTCCTCCACTTTCTAACAAAGATACAGTAGAAGAAGGAATATATTGACCATTAATATAAAATACAAAATTATTTACTGTTGTGGCGGGTAAACTTGACCCTGCGGGGGGTTGTAGTATAGAAGTGCTAGTAAATGTTGCTATATTAGGAACTGTTATAGGGTTTGCTATTTTAGTAATATTAGTATTAAGATATGCTAGATCACCACTTGCTCCTCCAGTTATTATATTATTAATTATATTAATTCCCCCTCCTATAAACGAGGTAGCGCCAGTTGCATTTTTAGCAGCAGGTTTATTTGCGAATCTTAATTCATCTATATTTGTAGTTATTCCCGCTCCGTCTATTACTTCTAAATCAAATACTACTTGTGATGTTGTATAGAATTTACTACGAGCTACAGCTAAATCTTTATTAATTGTATCTGGTAGTATGTATCCATTTAATATAAGGCTAAATGTAGAGCGGGCTGCTCTATCTTCTCCTTGTTCTAGTAAAGTAGTCGTGGTAAATGAATCAATTCTAGCTTTAAATTTCCATCTATTAGGATCACCCCAATACGAGTCAGAAGCAAACTGAATAGATTCAACTAATTTATTATTTTGTTCTACAAGATCAGTAAATATCACACATGAATATGTTAGTGTAACATAATCAGGGACTGCAGTTACATAATATTGTTCTGATGGAATTCTATTATTGATAATTGAGAACTTATCATATGCGTTTCTGATATTATATTTAGTTCCTATTACTTGGTATAAATGAGCTCTATTACCGTCTAATTTATTGCCTAATGATCTATTTTTTTCAACGCTTTCACGTTTAAACATAATTAAAGGTGCTAATCCTTTTCCATTAGCATCACGATAAAATCCATCTGCTTGAACTGATTTCCATCGTTCCGGAGATCCATAAATTACAGGAACGGCTAATCGTTGTCCGTTTTGGATTATATTAGGTTTAATTACATTTTCAAAATAATACATTACAGCGTAGTCTAGATCTTCTAGTCCTACACTAACGTCTTTTACAGTATCTCCCTTAAACGAAAAATCTTTTCCTCTATTCTTTGAAAATATAGTGTCACTAACCGGTTTTCCTTGATTTTTTAAATAAGGAACAACCTGCTCTTGACTTATTTCAGCTGCATTTTTTTGAATAGGTTTAAGAGTTCTAGCCATTATTTTGATTTTCTTTGTAATTCTAACATTTTATCTAAAGTGTATATCATTTGACTAGCTTTAGTTAAAAGACTATTTGTTTCTTTAGCTACTTTAGCTACATCTTCATTTGCTGAGTATTTGAATGGTTGAACTTCTTTTCTATACGATAAAAGTTGTCTTCTTATTGCATCAAATTTTGGAAGAGCTTCAAATTCTGTTGTTGTTTGCCCTGTAACAGGATCAACAGTAGTTGTTATACTTTTGTATCCTCTTTTAAAAGCCTCATCATCTATTGGTTCTTTAGCTCTAAGAGCAGCTACTTTTTCTCCACCCGTTCCTGTAATAGGTATCTCAGCTTCATTTATTATGTCTAATAATTTAATCATATCTATAAATATTATAATCTCACTTGGGTTATACCTGATATTTCTGGTCTCATATAATGGCATGTTACTATTATAGACCATGATGAACCAAAATTATCAGTATTAGTAGAATAAGAATAGTTGTAATCTTTACCTACTACTAATTGATTTTCATTAACGTTGTCTACTTCATAATAATCATTATTCCATAACACAATGTCTCCTATTTCAGGTACTATGTTATATGTAAAGCCTCTACCGTCGGCGCCAAGCTCGGTGCTTAGGTCGATACCTGCGAGATCATCGCGTAAAAAGCGGCAAGTAATATTACGACTTATGTCAGGTCCAAAATCATCTGATGCGGCTGTAGTATCACCTCTTTCTATTAAACAATTAACCAATACAGGATTATTATATGTTTTTTTCGAAGCTTCTCCGTACATATTTGATTCAGTACGATCTAATACTATTTTGTAGTATCCGACCTTTTGCTCAATTATATTATTAAGCAATTCTCTATTCACATGTCTGAATAGACTCATGTCCCTGTTGGCTCCAAATAAACTCATTATAAAGTAGTTTTCTTTTCTAGAGTTTTTAGTCTAGGGATGAATTTTAATAAACCAGATATCTTTTCAGAAGATATTGCTCTAGTTTTAATTTCTTTAATAGCATCAATTGGATCAGTATACACTAAATATTTCATATGTAATAATGAGTATTCAGTTTGATCTGTAATTAGAGTATTTAGATAAGTATTTTGTTCTACTTTAACAACAACTACTCCTTCAATAGCTCTAATTTCATTATAGATATCTACTTTATTAGCTTCTCTTTCTACTTTAATCATTACTTCTACTTCATATATAGCAAGTGATTCTAGTAATAAATGTGTTAGTTTAATCATAGTTAAAAAATATAAATTCCCATTGGTACGTTATTCAATGCTTTTTGTATTGATTCAGCCTCCAATGCTTGGTTTTCTAATTGTGTTTTACGTGAAGCCATGTCTAAGTTTCCTCTTAATACTTCAAGTAATTTTTCTTTTTCTGTTCTAGCATCCGCTAATAAATCAGCTTGATTTAGAGTTACCTCAGCACCTGGGATAGGTACAGTAGTGTATTTACCCCTAATATATGCTAGCATTTCCTTACATATAGCTAACGTGTATTGATAAATCCATTGTCTACCAACTGAGTTTATTAAAGCAAATACTGGGTTGTTATAAGGTACGTTTGATACGTCTGTTATTCTACCGGGTCCTAATCCACTTCCACTAAGAGGGGTAACACTATTTCTTTCATCTACTAATACGTAATGAAAAAACATTTTTTTATCTGTATCAGGAATAGGGAATACTCTTAGTTTATTATTTATTAAATCAAATGAATAAGCTGATTTTCTTATCTGGTCGTTTAATTCAATTGCTTGAAGTTTTTGAACATCAAAATTGATAGGCATCAACATAAAATTAATACCAGGTGACATCTGGCCAAAACCAAATGTTTCTAATAGTGATTGTATACCAGTACCTGTTCCAGCATATGGATCAAAATAACGAACAATAGCAGGTGGTTCCTCATAAAATACTTTTTTAACTTCAATAGAGGCAGTAATACCATATGAGCTAGATAGGATTACTTTTAAATCATAATCTTGAATACTACGAGTCATATGAAATGAAGCAGTATATTGTGTTATATTTCCTCCTGTGCCCGCCTCAATAGCATATGTTTGAGAAATACGGATAGTGCTTCCTAGATTTGGAGTTATAATCTGGTTATTATAAGAAGAACCAGTAGAATTACCCTGCATTAAGAAAAAATTCTCACGTATTTTATATTGATAAACTTCGTTACTATAAGCGGTGATTGCTTCTTCGAATGCTGTATAGAAATTAATATCCTGTAATTCGATTTCCATTAATGGGTAACCTAATCTACGAGCACACCAGTTTGCTACCTTATCAGCTTCCTGTCGAAAAGATGCATCACTATCATAAAAACCAAATGGGGTTTGACCTGAACCTGATACAAATGATGAGGTTCCTGGCCAAATAGGTATATTTGCCATGTTTAAATAGTATTATTCCGTAATAAATATTACAGAATTATTATTTTCCGTATTCGTAATCGAGTATTTTACCTACTAAATCAGATCTATGGTTTACTTTTAACTTAATCCACTTAACTTCATCTATTTTTTTAGATAATTCGATGGCATATGTTAATCCATTGACTTGCCCATCAGGAGTTTTAATGTCAGTTTGCTCATTATCACCATTGATAACGATTTTACCTGTTTTACCTAAACGAGTTAATATAGCTAACATTTCTGCTTTAGTAAGATTTTGTGCTTCCTCTACTATTAAAATATCATCGATTGTTTTACCACGAATAAACTGAACAGGCATTGCTTTTATTTTTTCTTGTTCAATTAATTTAGGTATTTCAGTTTTGTCCGTACAGCATTTCATTAGATTTTCTACTAACGCTTCCATATATGGATCAAATTTTTCACTTAAGGCTCCTGGTAGAAATCCTAGACTTTTGCCAACTTCAATAGCAGCTCTAGTGTTATAAATACATTCTACTTGTTTTTTCTTTAAAAAATCTAAGGCGGCTTGAGCACATACTAAACTTTTTCCGCTTCCTGCTCTACCTGTTACTATTACGATTTGGTTTTCAATAATTAATCGTTTAGCTTCTTTTTGTTCCTCGTTTAATTGCAATGCATTAATAGCTTTAATGTCACTTTTTCTAGCACGATTAGGTTCTTTCATATACGATATTTTAGTTACGTATAAATATAACAAAAAAAGCCGAGCATTGCTCGGCTTCTTTATATTTCTAAGTTAAGTTAGATTAGATAGTGTTCAAACCAGCTACGTATACTTTACCGTAGTAATCAGGTCTGATCATTTTTTTAGCGTAGCGAGTCATTAAACCTTTACGTGGAGTGAAGGTATTTGGATCGTACAATAATGGAGTCATGATTAGAGGAACATATGGAGCAAATACAGCACCACACTCTAAGAACTGAGCACCTTTGTAACCCATTAAGATTACGTTTTCAGTCATGTATGGATTTTTGTATACTTTGTAACGGCTGTTTAATGAACCAATCTTTTGGATACCAAAGTTGAATTCCATTTTCTCGCCATCACCATCTGCTGCAAATCCAGGAATAGATTCCAAGATAGTTGCTACTGTAGGTGAAGTAACTAAGAAGTTAGCGCCACCGCGTAATGTCAACTGATGAATTTTGTTAGATACTTTTTGTAATTTAGTTCCTAAAGTTTGGAACCAACCACCTTGAGTATTATAGAAACCTAAAGCGTTGTTAGTTACACCATTTACGCCTACTGCTTGGTTGTTAACGGCTGACCAGTATTCAGTTGTGTAAGCATTTTCGATCAACATGTCTAACAATTCAAGATCAATTTCCATTGAAATGTATTGTGACAAGATACCAGTTAATTCTGCTTCAGCATCTACTGAATGGTAAGCGTTCAAATCTTGAGCAAATTCAGGTGTCCATTGTGCTTTTAATTTACGTGTTTTAGCAACGATAGCTTCAGATTTTAACTGAACGTTAATTTCTGGAATAGCAATTGTTGTAGCACTTTGAGCGTTAGGATAACCAGCACCGCTAGCATCTTCGAAATCACCACGTGAAGTAGCTGTAGGTTGTACATCATAGTACAATACTACTGTACCTGCACTAGCACCAGTTGTGTTAGTTACTAATGAACCTGTTACTACGAATGAAGCTGTGTTGCTAGTTACTGTAGTAAATGCTTGTAAAATTTCAGTACCTGTAATTGAACCTGAAGTAAATACGAATGCGCGAACACCGTTTTGATCAGCTGAAGTAGGTAAAGGAACGTTAATTACTTTGTAAGTAGGGAAAGATGATGAGTAATCAGCATCTAAGTTAAATGTAGCCCAGCTAGTTGAACCAGTTGTTGCTGCGATAGAAGCTGAGAATTGGTTGATTGAATAACCAAATTTACCAGCACCATAAAGTGATTGAGAAGTAATATCTGTTACGTTAGTACTTGCGTTAGCACCGTATAAAGATCCGCCTGATTGGAATGGTTTAACACCAGTACCGTATTTGAAATCAAGATAGAATACAAGGCCTGAAGGTAAGTTCATTGGTTGTACACTAACGAATTCTTTTGCAGCGATCTCACCGAATACACGGCGAACTAATGGTAAAGCTACACCTGACCAGCTCTCACCGTTGTAAGCACCTGCTCCACCGGTTTGGTTACCAGTTGAAGAAGCTTCTACGATTAATTGCTTAGCTTGGTTTTCCAATAACATAGCCATAGTACTACGGCTGTTTGCATCATTGATACCTTCCAATAGACCTGATTTTGTCCATTTAGTTTGAAGGCGTTTTGCATCGTCTTGAACCGATTTAAATTGGTTTGAAGACTCTAATAATTGTTGAATGTTCATTTTTGTTTAAAAAATTAATTTTGTTTTTACTTAATAATGTTTGCTAATTTTTGCATACGAGTAATAACATCGTTTGATTCTACAATTTGTTTCTTAGGAGCCATACCGGCTGCTTTAGAAGCAAATCCTAGAGATTCTTTAATTGGTGATCTTTTAGTAGACGCTGTTAAAGTGTTACTTAATGATTCGAATACCATTTTAGCTTCTTTAGGTGTAGTTGCTCTATCGAATGATGCAATTACATTTAATTTCTGAGACTCAGATAAGTTTTTAGATTTGAAGATTTTATTAACATAAAGTAACTTAGCGTTTAGTAAGTTTACTTCATTTAATTCTCTACGAAGTGTATTAATTACATTAATGGCTTCTTTCATTTCTTTTTTCTCGTCTTCTTTCTCAACTTTTTTCATAACTTTCTTCTTCTTAGCTTCATCTAATCCTTTAGAGCTATCTAAAGCATCTAATTCAGCTAACAATTCTTCTAGGTTGATTTCTTCATCATCGCCCATCTCATCACCCATTTCAGCGCCCATGTCCATATCCATGTCCATTTCTTCTTCTTCTTCATCAGCTGGTGTTTCCATTTCTTCAGCTTCTAATTCTTGGCTAACGATGTCTTTGATTAAGTCTTTAAGATCTTCAATAGACATATCTTTTACGTCTGTTTCTTCTTCTTCAGTTTCTTCTTCTTCTTCCTCTTCTTCAGTTTCTTCTTCTTCTTCTTCTTCTTCTTTAGCTTCATTCATCATGTCTTCTTCTTCTAGCTCAGCTAAAATAGCAGATAAATCGAAATCACCTTCTTCCATTTCTTCTGATGAGTACATCTCATCCATTTCTTTGCCTTCCATTGGAGCTTCTTCTTCTCCCATTCCATATTCTCCGTCCATGTCCATCTCGTTTAATTTAGCGACTAACATGTTTTGAATACTTGGGGTCAAAGCTTCTTCTAGGGCTTCTTTTGCGTTTAGTAACGCTGCTTCGCGGATTGCTTTAGCATCCACTATTGCATCCTTAAATAGTTTGTTGTTTGACATTTTTTTCTCCTTAAATTTAATTTTGGAAATAAGATTATTAGGAATCTTAATAGAATTTTGTTTGAAATACCGAGCTACAATATAGAATGTGTATTAGCTCATTGTGGTCAGATATACATATATGTGAATAACGAAGAACGCAAAAAGAAATGCCTCCTTTTTAGGGGAGGCATCTGTCTAACAATACTATTGATAGAGTGGTTATTTTTTAACATAAACTACATACTCCTGTTTGAGTACATATAATTTCTGTAATTAATTCGTTTACTTTTGTATAATCGTTTAGTGATCTATATTGCTTACTTTCAGATAATGACATATATGCATTAGGAGTTGATGGTACCGATACTAGATCCCAACATAGTAATTCAAAATCATCTTGTACTTCAACTGTTTCGCCTATTTGACGTACTGAGCCCATACCTCTTGATGATATGCCTAGTGGTATATTTGCTCTAATAATTTCTTGAGCAATTTTTCCTGAAGGTGTGTTTAATAGAGTTAATTCACCCATTACATCATTACCTTCCCACCATATTTTTGTAATTAAATGTGATACGTTACTTAGGTTAATGATAGAGGATTCAGGGTGGTCTAATTCTCCAGTTGATGTTCTAGAGGCCATAGGACCATTCATGTATTTATCGATTTGTTCTTTTAATGTTTTTAACGGGTAAACACGTCCATTACCGTTTTTAACATCGGCTTCTTGTAATTTACCTCTAACACGCATAAAACCATCACTACTTTTACTGTCTTTTCCTTCAGTAATAGGTTGTAATTTGGCTATGTGGAACGGTATATGATCTACTAATAATTGCTTATTCATAATTATATTTCGTCATTTCTATCTAAATAAAAATCATCTTCGTCTGTACCATTAGATAGTACTAATTTAATGTCATTGCCAAATGGTTCTACAGAAATTACTTCTACCTCTTCACCCATTGTAAATTTACCTAAATCAGCAGATATTTTAAATTTATCACCTACAGATAATGAACTTGCTTTAGCTTCATCCATCTGATGACCAGCAGTATCTGTCATATTATCTCCACCCGGTAGTCTTGAATACTCATGTATCTCACGTGCTGATTTTTGAAATAATAGTATATTTAAATCTCTTAAATCATTACCTTCTAAATCCGGAGCATGTATATTAATTAAATCTTGTTTAGTATCTGAGTCTGTAGTACCCATTGCTTCTAATTCTTTATAGATTTTATCTGCTAAATCTATAATATCGTCTGACATTCTTGCTGATTCTTTTAGAGTTAGTTTTTTCATTTTTTCGCCAGTAGCATCCATTTTCTTAACACCACGAACTGTTTTAGCTACTAAAGACATCATTTTGATAGTACCTTCAGGCTTATTAGTTTCTTTATGAGCTTTATTAGATGATGCTTTAACTTTTTCAATGCCTTTAGGAGAAGTCATGCCGTTAGTTTTATCTACTAAATCATTACTCTTAACATCTCTCATTTGATCAGAACCCGGTTTAAATTTATTCATGTATTGGGTTTTATATCCCTCTACACCTGACATTAATGTATCAGTATAATAAAATTGGTTCTTCTTCAAGTTTTTAACCACGATTTTTGCGGCTTCTTTTTTGGTTAAACCGCCGTTTTTTTCGATTTCATAATCTATGCCGATTAAAACTTCTTGACCGTTTAAATTGTCGATTTCAGAGAATCTAGAATATAATTCTTTACCACTAGTGTTAGTAGTATAAGATTCATTCAATGACATTCTTTGCTCTAAATCATCAATCATTTGCTTAATTTTCTCAGTTGGATTTTTAGCGTATATTTTCTTTAAGAAATTAAGTTCAGATTGATCTATTTTTTTATCAACACCGTATTTATCTTCAGGTGTTTGCATTGGTTTGATACCCATACCGGCAGATTTTCTTTCTGCTTCAGCTTCAGGATCACCTGCTATTCTGTAGATATCTGCTTCATTCATACCCGTAGCATTTTTACGTAATGTATCAATACTATCCCAACCATCATTACTTACCATTATAGTTTCAGTATCACCGTTATCATAATTAACGGTATATGATTTATCACCATTTTGAGTATATGTTCTAACTATTTTTCCGTTAATAGTAATTGGGGATTTAATATCTGCTTCAGTTAAGATAGCTTTATTTCTTAATATTTTAACTGTGTCACTAAATGAAGTTACATTAGTAATATATTCAGGTAAAGACATACGAACGTTACGCATAAATTGCGCTTGAGTCATTTTGCCTTCTTTTAAATCTATGTATTGTTGTTTTACACTTTTCATGCGTATAAATATTGTGTTTTTATTTATTAAAATATTGTTTGTTCAAATCTTCCCCAGCTTTTATTACATTTTCTAAAGCACTCGTTAGGTAATATATATCTCCCATTATATCATCTATGTCATTATATAAATCCTCTAATTTTTCTATATTCTTAGGCCTATTTATAATATCGTATTTTTCTACTACTCTATAAAATCTATCATACACCTCATGTAATTTATCATTATCAAACTCCATATCAGAAAGAAGTTCTTTATATTTTTCTGTATTGTTTACTACATCTAATATAGCAATATTAAGGATTAGGTTTTTATACTTTGTAAATAAAGATTTCCCATTTTGAATAGCTTTTTCAGCTATTCCAATAAATTCCTCTATTTTTTTCGAGGGATATCCTACTTCAGGTTGTTGTATTTTAACTTCATCCATTATCTTCCTTGTCCTCTATAGTTAGTTTCTGAGTTGTCGTGTTTATTACGGCGCTTTTGTGCTTTACCTTTTTTACGAGTACCAAAAGTAATTTTATGTGAGTCCTTAGATGCTGCTTTTGCCTTAGCCATTACTGGTAGATTGATTTAATTTTATTACTAATTTTGTTTGATATTTCACTAATTTCATTTATTGCTTTTAAGCTACGTTTCCAATACCCTGAACCTTCATCATTTTCACTTAGTTCTTGTTTGATACGAGTTGTGTATTCAATCAATTGATCTACTTCGGCTAACTTACGTTTTACCTCACGTATACCTTTATGAAGCATTTCTGCTTTAGTTCTATATTTAACTTCGTTTTTAAATTTATTATATGATACCTCATTAAGTAATTCTTCCTTAATAATATGTTGTACCACTTCTTGTAATTTTCCTTCTTTAGTAGCTAAACTAGGACCTGTGTATCCACTAGCAGCTGTGTATCCGCTAGAGGCCGTATATCCGCTAGGTGCTCCATATTGTGATGCCATATCATAATTACTTTCACGCACTTTTAATCCTTCATAGTCTAATAAAGAATTAGTTAAATATCTATCTAATGCTGGTTTGGTATTTATTTCTTGAACTTTAGATAGCATTCTTTTTTTAACAGAATCATTAATGTTAGAGTCATTCATAAGATCGTAAAATAATTGTTTAGCACTATTTAAATTAGATTCTTTATATACATCTGTAATGATTTTATTTAGAATAGAAGCAATTTCTACTTTATCTGCTATTCCTTTTTGTTTATTAGGAACAATTATTCTTTTTACTTTTTTTTCTTCTTCATTCATGGCTGATTTTTTACCTTTCCAAAGTTCTTTATAATCTAACATTTTAGAATTTTTAGGCATACCTGATGCTTTTTTAAATCCTTGTTTCATTGCCGTTTGAGTTGCTCTATTAGTTTTTTGTCCTTTAGGGGCAAATGCTTTTGTAGTCATGATGGGTCCAGCCCCAACACCTATAGCGCCGGTTGCTGTTTCTTCTTCTAAATCAATATTTAAATCATTAATTTTATCTTGCTTAACTCTATCTAAGTATGGTTTTATATCTTGTGTCCAAACTGCTGTTTGTGAAAAAGGTATACCACCGGCTTGTCCATGTTCTCCTTTTGTAGCTTTATCTAAGTCTTGAATAGTAATTTCACCATTTTCCATAGCTTTTTTAAATCTAAAGTAGTTTTGGCTTGTACTATAAATTCCTAATTTATTTTGTAGTAATTCTTTACCACCAAAAAACCAAATCCATTGAAGAGCTGTATCAAATGAGCCTTCAATTCCTTTATAGCTACTAGCTTCCTTTAAGCTATTTACTAATTCTTCTTTAATTATTCGTTTTAATAAAGATACATTCATTATTTAACTGTTTTTAATTCGTTTGTTAATTGGTAATACTGGAGTAATGAAATTAGATTTTCATCTTTTACATTTTGATTTTTTCCAATAGGTTGTAATAAGTTAATTACTTCAGTTAGTTTAATATGAATAGTTTTATCTGTTACTTTACTAGATAATTCACTTAATTCGTTACGTAAAGCAGAATATTGATTATTTACAAATTCTTTTAATACGGTTGTATTAGAAATATTATTGATGTATTCTTTTAATACATTTCTTTGTCTAGCGTCTAATGTAGAATATTTTTTATTAAATCTTTCTAGTAACACACGGTACGCTATTAAACGAGTACCTTTATCCATACCAGCATATTCTTCAAGAATACGATCTTTTACACTGTCTTTGTCTATTTCTTTACGGGTAATATGTTCCAGTAAAGTTACTTTATTATCTATAATCTGAGTGGGCTCAATAAATTCAGATGAATTATGAGCTTCTATTAAATTATAGATAGCAGCGTATTCGGTATAATGATTAATTTTAGATTTAAAAAATTCTTCAATGTTATAATGCTCACGAATATCTTTAATTAAATTATATTTTTCCTTACGTAAAATAGATTTATTTAAACGTGACGATGCACCTAAGGTAGCATTGATAAATGTTTCAGCTTTAGCTTCACTAAGCGTATTAGAGCTAGTTAATACTTGATATATTTTATATTCTTTAGCTAATTCAGTTTTGTTAAAATATTTTTTAACTAAATTAATAGCGGCTGAGTCTTGATTAGACACAGTATCTGATGCTATTTGTCTAACCAAAAGCTCGAATAATATACCTGTATTTTTAAATTTAGAATGTTTGATTCTCATAAAAGTGGTGCACTATCTATAAATATATAATAATTATATGTCCTTAATATTTTCTTCCGATAATAAATTGGAGCTATCCGATTTAAATACCATGTCTTTTTTTAATGAATCTAATAATGGTTTATTTCGTATAAATTCAGTTAGAGCTAATGGTGAACCGCCTTTAGGAGTACCGTCAGCCATCTCACCACTTGGTAGATTAGCGGTATATAAGGTTTTCATACCTTTTCTACCCAATCTATCTTTACCTAATGGATCTTTCTGTGTGTTTATGATAGATGTTCTTTCTTTAGGACGTCCTATAGGAGCTTTCTCATCATACCCACCAGGAAGATTCTGTTGTGCTTCCATTCCTGTTCTACCGCGACCATATAATGCTGCTAGATCATGTGGTGTACCGTATGATTGACCTGATTTAGCAGGATCATTACCCTCATTTTCAATTTGACCTAAACGGAATAAACGTTTTTTATCTTCCATTACTAAGTCACGTAATTCGTCATATTCGTCTTCTGAGAATTTAAATATATTATCATATATCCAATCTGACGATATTAAATTAGTGTCTAGTAAATCTTTAGCTAATGACACTTTCTCTTTCCACAATGCTACTTTTTCCTGTTCGTATATAATCGATGGAGTAGTTAGTGATAATTCAAAATTAGCTAGCGATTCTCCATCGTATCCTTGCACATATAAGTGCACGAGCGCTATCTTATATAACTCCGATAGAACAATGCGTTGTATGCGCTCTACTGTGCGAGCAAAGCGTATATCTTCGGCCGCTAACGTAGCTTTACCTGTTAAATCTTTTTCAAATCCAAAAAACGCTTTAGGTACTTTAAGTGCCGCTAACATCTCATCACGTAAGAAATTTACGTCCTCAATAGCGTTATATTCTAAACCTTTAATGGTATCAATTTTAGTATTTGAATTAGGACCACGTTGAGGTATATAGAAATCCTCCATGAGATTCATCATGTTGTACTTTAAGTTATATTCACCTGTATCCTGGTTAATATAAGGAGTTTTTTTCATTTTTTGTTTCAAACGCTCCATGTACCCATCAACCTCATTAGGCGGCATATTTCCAATATCAACATAAAATATACGTTTTTCGGGAGCGCGGCTAATACGATGTAATAACATCGCATCTTTCATTAACACATATTGTTTATAGGTTTTACGAGCGGGTTCAATGTATGATCTACCATAAGGTAAATAGTTAGCGTCTGCTATTAAGCGGAAGTGAGCAACCTCATAATTTTCAAATTTAATTTTACCATCCCTATCTTTAACACGTGAGTTAAGACCACCAGCGGCAATAACCATTGGATCTATTTTAAAACAAACGTAGTTAGGATTTTCAGGATCAGTACCTTCTTCACGTACCATATCATAAACTGATAATGGCGTTACGCTGTATATTCCAAATTTTTCAGCGATTTCTAAATGTAAATAAAAATCACCATATTTACTCATATTACGTATCCATACCCATAAGTTAAATTCGACATTTAATATGTCATAAAATAAATTATATAGTATACGTTGAATATTGTCATCTGCACTTCTAATCTGTAGTATTTCACCTGTTTCATTTTTTATTGTAGCCTCATCAGCTACAATATCCAGTGCAGATGCAATGATAGATTCTGTATCCATAGCTTCATAGTCAGTATATAACTGGATACGAAGTGTTTGATAGTTCATAGTAGGATTATACGGCATATTAGCCCCGTATCTATGGAGTTTAGTAAATCTATCTATTAATGCATTAGTCTTTATATTTCCGTAGGCTTGAATACGATCAACATCAATAGTTTTTAGTTGATTACCTCCTACGTTTCTGATAACAACATCGGTACTAAATAGACGTTTTAATTGTCCAAATAATCCAACATTGTTTATATTATTTTCTGCCATTTTTTTATATTAATATGTTAATAAATATGTTAACCGAGTAACCAGCTAATATCTTCTATACCTCCAGCTCCGTTATCTATTTGATATGGGTTTTGAAAATCATGTGGTAAGTTAGTATACATACTTGGGGTTCTAGTATTGCTGATATTCATTACAGCAGCTCTAGTTAAATCTAAACCCTGCGCACTAAATTTTAACCCAGTATCACGAACAAATAATCCAATTCCCAATGCCATTACCAAATCATCATTATATCCATTTTGAGCTTGTGCTTTACCATTTTGCCAAATGAATACACGTAATTCTTCTAATAATCGTTTTGAGTGGAACGTAAACGTTCTTTCTCTAATATACGTCTCTGTCTTTGAGATAACAAGTGGTCTTGTACGAGTAGAGTTAGTAAAGCCAGGAACAGTATTATCACTTTCCATCTTAGCCATCCATTTATCTACATTCATTTCACCATATGATTTAGGTGAATAATATAAATTAGCATAACCTCGCTCTATAACTGTATTTACAACATCCCAACCTATATTAGCGTTTTCTACAACTAGTAATGCGTTATTATATTCACTAGCTATAGCTACCAATACATGACCAAACTCACGAGTACTAACTTGTGACTTATATTCAGCTACTTGCTCACAATTTTCTAAATCAATAACGTGGAACGTAGAATAATCCATACCATCACCACGAGCAACGTCTGCGGATACTAAATAACTTTTAGAGTAATCCGGATATTGCCATATCCATAAATCACCACCCATTAATCTTTTTTCTATAGGTTCTTGGATGTATGTTTGTTCATAAAATGATAATACATCTGAATCTACTACAGTATTACCTGAGCCTAAAAAGTCGCAATCATATTCCTGAGCAAATTCACGAGGTGACATATTGGCTCGTTCACGTTGTTCCCATCCTTCATCTATTGGAGCTACACGGTCTGGGTGTAAATCCCATGGTAATCTAACTGCTTTAAAATCATTTTTACCTATTTCAGCTTCGGTATACATTTTATGAAACCAATTACCTACACCATTAGGTGAAGATAAAGCTATAATACCACCACCAGTAGCAATTGTAGGTTTAATACTCGTGTATATTTTATCGATACCCTCAATAAAGGCAGCCTCATCCACTATTAGTAAAGATACTGCGTACGATCGACCAGCATCTGATGCTGCTGATGTAGCTACTATTTGGGAGTTATTAGCTAATTTAAGTGATAATTTGTTATCGGAAATAGGTTTTTGATTACCTTTTAACCAGCTAGGGAGATTGTTGTACATGAACTGTACTTTTTCAACCATACCTTTAGCGGTTTCTTGTTTAGTTGCTATACACAATACTGTTTTATCTTTATGGAATAACATAGTCCATAATGAGTAACCAGCTACTAGAGTTGATATACCTAACTGACGAGATTTATTTATAATACTAAAGCGATTATCTCTAATTTCTTGTAATGTATCAGCCTGAAATGGATATAAATGAAATAGTACTCGTCCCTTTACAGGATGGGTTATATAACAATATTTACGAAAAAAATGGATTGGATCAGTTGCACACTTAATATACTCTTGCTTTATGATCTCCTTAATTTGTTGTTGATTACTCATATACTACACAATGTGTTGTATATAAATATATAAGGTTTATTATTTCAAATAAAATACTTATTTTACTACAAGTATTACAGCTAAAATAGTGGCAATAGTAGAAACAGCTTTAGTATATAATTTTAAAGCTTTATTTTGTCTATTTACTTTAGTATATTCTTTATTTAATGTATTGTACTTAATATCTTGTGCTGATATTATCGTTTGTTGTGCTGTATCTTTTATTTGATATGAATATATAGTACTATCTTTAGTAGCTATTCTTTGGTTTAATACATCATTAATACTATTAGCATATAATAGCTCGTTTCTATCACCATCACAATAAATTAAATCGCGAGCCGCACTTATTGCTGACTCTTTAGGTAAAGAAAATGTTGTTTTATCTTCTGTTGGGTATCTATCTACAAAAAACTTATGTAATGTATCTGAATTAGATAGATTAGGGTTATCAGCTTTTTTATTTGCTTCAGCTCTAGCTTTATTTCTTTCTTTAGTTAGTGTTGTTACTTGCTCAGCTAACATTAAATCTTGTTTAGCTAATTTTATTATTTTAACATTTTGAGCTTCAGCAATGTTCTTATTAGAATCAATAACATGATTTAAGCTATCAATCGTTTGTTTAAAAGTAGTATTTTGTGGTCCTATATAAACAGAATAAGTAGTAAGTAAAATACCTACTACTATTCCTATTAATAACCAAAGAAATTTATTCGTCATTTTAAAAAGAATTAGTAGATAAAATGTATACTTTCCTTCCAGCTATCATATACGGATTACCATTCACATAATCTATCGTATCATCGATATATTCAAAACCAACCTGTTCTTCACTAAAAGGTTCAAAACTAGCTTTAAAAGCTACGCTTCCATAACCACTCTCTATAGAACATTCAGCCATGTTTTCTTTACCTCCATAATCTGAGGGATCAAGCAGATTCCATGTATAATAAGTAGCATGTTCTTTAGGTATACCATGTCTTTCTATAGCAGGATCAAATACTTTCTCAGAAACCTCATCATCGTTTCTCTCTAAAAAATCGGCTAAATTAATAGATGGGGGTTGAATTTTAACTTCATTAATACCAGCTAATTCCTGGAATCGCTTAGCTTCGTTTATTAATTGTGTCATTATATTATATGTTTGCTAATTGTTGAAGACGTCTTTTAATACTTTCGTTTATTTCGTCTTCTTCAGATGATTTAGTTTTATTTTGTTCAATTTTATTTTTAACATATTCGCTTGAATCAACTACATTTTGAACACGTTGTTCAAGAGATGTTTTTAATTTAGCTAAACGTTCCATTTCGTTAGAATCTAATGATAAATCATCTCTACCTCTAGTCATTTTTTTAGCTTGCATTAACGCACTTTTAGTTCTAGCTAAACGCTCTTTAAGTTTATTATATTCCATCCAAGCAGCATAATCTTCATCTGCTAATCCTCCTACTGGCGGTCTATCTGCTGGTAATTCCGGAATTTCTGGTTCTTCAGGGAATCCCATTTCATCTTCATCATCCGTTAAGCTAGGTTCACCTGTTGAGAAAAAATTACTCGTTCTATTACCAATAAAAAAATCTTCAGCACCGGCACGCGATGTAGGAGCTTCTGGTTCGTCAGTTACTGTTACTTCTCCCGTTTCATCATCTACTTCAATCTCACCCATTTTAGCGATAATACCAGCGTCTTTTAAACCGTTTATCAATGCATTAGCTATTTGAGGACGTACAAAATTAAATTGGGTTTGGATATCTTTTTTTTCTACACCTGGGTTATCTTTAATATAATCTATGATAGAAGCCATTGATATCCCACTGATATTCTTATTAGCGTATGGTGTTGTATCAAATTCAGGATTTACAATTTGGTATCCTTTAGCTTTACGAGCCATTTCTGTTACTTTTTTATACTTTTGTTGAAAAGCAGAAGATTTTTCAGTTGCGTCATCAGGATCAATTGTTGCTGCTAATCCTTTAGCTGTCTCTCCTGGATTTTTTAATGCGAATAAGCCTGCTTCTGATATTACTTCTTTGACCAAAGTACGTATTTGTTTAGGGGTCATAATGTTTGCGTTTATTTCTGTATACATAAATATTAGTTTATTTGGGAAAGTATTAAATTAATTCGTTCTTCTGTTGATCCTTTAATTTCTATTAATTTTACTGGTGGGTATTCTTTTAGTAATCCACGAATAGCAAAATCTATTTTCATACGGTAGTCAGCATCTGTTGTTCTAACACCGTTATCTTCGATATCTACTCCATCAGGTGATACATAAATAATTACATCATAATCGTCTTTTATAGTAACAAATGATTCTATTAATTTAATTTTATCATTATAACTAATTGATTTAGCGCTTAATGTAAATGCACATACATCGTATATTGTACGATCAGTTAACAAATTATCATGCATTAATTCTAAACTACGCTCAGCAGCAAATACAAATTGCCCTTTAGTTGTTGAATCATCATTTAATAATATTCCTTGGTCACGTAAGTATTTACTACGTTCTGTTGCTACGTGATAACCATTAAATTGCTCTAGCTCTGCTAGTGTTTTTACTAGTGTTGACTTTCCAACACTAACTGTTCCTGCGAATCCTATTTTCATATTTTATATTAATCCTAATGATTTTGCTCTACCATACCCAACATATTTTCCGTTTGCTGGGTTTATGTACTTTTGGTCTATTTTATTATTTTTTTGTTTTCCATCATCCGATAAAAATTCTTTAGGATAATTAATTGTAGTTTCTATAGGACCTCTACTGAATTTGTCTAGATCATATTTCCAAACATATGTAGTTCCGTCACTATCTTCAAACGTTCTTACGAATTGTCTCATGTTGTAAAGATAAAAAAAGGGTCTTGACGACCCTAATTTTTTTTAAACTCTTGCACCTGCTGTTTTACCTAAAGCTGTTTTAAACCATGGTAAACCGTTAGTATCTCGTTTTCTTTCTATCCAATCTTCTTTTGAATATTTAATTCCATAAATGTAATATTCTGCTAACTTCATATTACCTTGTGGTACTAATGCTGGCCCATCCCAATTATGGAATTTATTTGTGTCTCCTAAGTTACTATAATGTATTATAGTTCCGTCTCCTGATTTTAGTGTCTTTGTCATATTTTACTTTCTTTTTTGGAAGTTAATATGTTTTTTTTGCTAATCCAAGTTAGAAAGTCCAGTATCATCTTTTTTCAAATCAGATTCAATTTCTTTCATTGTATCAGATGCCCATTTCTTTTGATTAGGACTTAACTTATTATTTAATAAATTTTCAATAAAGATTATAAATTCCCTATCATCTAATTTATATACTTCAGCAAAAAATAATTCACGAACACGAGCATCACTTATATTACTCTGGTTGTATAGGTTTGATAATGCATCATAAATAAATTTACCGTATTGAAAATCACGAGGTTCATTTGATACTTTATCTATTTTACTAATAATAGCTTGATTTTGCTCTTTATCCGATCCGAATCCTTCTGTACCTATAATCTCATATAAACCTTTTACAATTTCATGGAATAACATAGGGAAACATATAGCTCTTGCTTTGATAACAAATCTATCTTCTGCTTCATCATATACCATTTCAGATGATCCACCACTAAGATTTTGTTTTTGACCAAGAGCAGCTAACATCATAGCGATAGCATTCTCATCATCATATATACCAAAAACTAGTTTCATTATTTCGTTGTATTTCTCAACTAATTCTGGGCTTAGATCATCTAAATGTTCTCTAAATAGTAAAAAACCAAAAGAACCACGTACGGAAGCGCCTTGAGTTATACCGTTGATTATACGGCGTTTTTTTTCCATAGGAGCGTTTTCTGCTGGGGTTTCATCTTCCTCTTCATCATCATTTTGCTCGACATCCCCCATACCTACTATCTTAGCATCTATTTTTACATTAGCGTAATCTAAAATAGGGTATGCTTCTCTAGCCATAATCTCAGCTATCATTGCTAATTCAATATGGTAATCAGATTCAGCTTCTATAATTTGTCCTAATAATTCTTGAGAACGCATCATAGTTTGCATTAGATTTTTATCACCTAACATAGCACGCAAGGATTCACCTGATTTGCCTTTTAAGGCAGCCATTGTTTCAGGTTTAAATATATCTTCGTATTCTACTTCTAATAAACGTTTTCTCATTATTTTTGTTTTTTAGATTTCATAAAACGAGCTGTGATTTTGTCAATCATTTCCTCTTCTTTTAAATTTTTAGGAGCCGGTTTTACATCAGGGTTTCCTATTCTTCTACGTTTTTTATCAGGTTCATCTGTTTTTGGTTTTGGAAGAGTAGCTGGTTCTTGGCGAGACGGAGTAGGAGATTTAGCTGGTTGGTTTTCGTTAATATCAGCAGCAGGATTAATTTCCATACCACCAAATCCATCACTAAACTTTTTCCACATCCAATCCATTATTTCAGTTTTAGTTCCTTCATGTAATATTTTATCTTCATCAATATCTTCAAAGATATACTTTTGAGTTTTAGAAACGGACGTCTTATTTTCGTTAAATTCTTTACGAATTACTTGGCGCACGGCTTCGCGTAATTGTTTAATTTTCATATTTTCTTTTAGTCTTTGTTTTAGTATATTATCAGGAATAATTGCTTTTTTCTCAACCCACAACCATTTAAGGTATTCTGGGTGTGATTTTAGGATATCAGATACCAATCGGTCTTTATATTTGCCGAATGGTATCCTAGATGATAAGGTTAAATTAACAGGGGTCATGTTAATAAATATTCAGCAACATATATTCCATGCGCTCCTGAAACAGTAATTCCACGAGCACTTAAAGCATCGCCAACAAAGTATACATTTGGGTATTCAGTTAACGCTAAGTTAGTATAATTTACTAATGGTTCAGGTGACAGATATTTTACTTCTGGTATGTACATGCCCCAATCATCACCAAATTCAAATATTTCATTCATATCTTTAATAAAATTCTCAACATATTGGAAGTACTCACCCATAGCTGATCGTACCTGAGATAGATCAAATACACGCTTCGAATTTACTAATTTTCCTTCCGATGACATTGATGGTTTTCTAGTTGGTGAATAAAATAATCCTCTACCTTCAGAATTACATTTTTGTACTACATTACGAGACCACTCAAATGGATTTTCAATACCTTTAATTTCCATTAATATGCCGAAATTAGTCATATTGTTTTTAAATTCTTTACCTTTTTTAGCATGACCATTATAAGTAACGTCACCATAAGTTTCTTCAACAGCCACATAGGCAGCGTTATTATTAGTACAAAAGCTACGCAAAGACACGTTATCAAATTTCTGGTAAAGTTTAAAATCATAAGATATATCAATTAATTTTTGGAAATATTTTTGTGGTGCTTCAAATCGAACACCTATTTGTACTGATTTAGGTTCTGTAGGTAATTCATATTCATCAGCTAACTTTTTACCAAAGTCAATACCTGATTTGCCTACAGCAAATATTAGTTCATCATAAGGTATTCCTTTACCAACAGCAGTTTTAATAACACCATATAGTACTAAGTTCAAGTCAAAATTAATACTAGTTACCTCAGTACCCCACATAAACTTAACACCAGCTTCAACTAAATATTGATACCATGTTTTAGCAATTTCATGTAGATAGTTACTTCCAATATGCCATACAGGAAATAAACGTAATCCAAAGTGTGGTTTAATAAACTCAGGTTCTTCTACTGGGTTAGAACAAAATATTTCATCTGGTTTAGGGTGGAAACGTCTAAAGTTATTAATGACTTGATCCATTAACTCCATTGCTTTGTCTTCACCACAATATTTTGATAATTGACCTCCGATAGCTGTATGGTATGTTAATTTACCATCTGACCATCCACCTGCTCCTAGCATACCCGTCATTACCTCTTCAGGTAAACGATTATGTGGATCACTTCCTTTATCGATAATGGTTATTAATTCGCCCGGATACCCATTGTCTACTAATTTGGTAGCGGCATTTATTCCAGCAACACCTGCTCCTACAATTACTATTTTTTTATTCATGATTTTATAAATTTAATATTTTTATTTTGACTTTCAAAACAAGGTGGCTCCAATCTTTCGATCGGAGCCACAGCTTCCATAATGTTGTCTCTTACGAGCGACCGGCTATGAATCGGTCTAAATATTAT